GCTGACATCTTACCTTTAGCTATATTCTTAGCATGACGTGCTTTAAACGACTTCTTACGAGCTTTCTCTGCCGCTGTCGTAGGGTTCTTACCTGCACCTTTAACACCCTGTTGACCATAACGAATGGTCTTAATCTTGTCACCCTCTTTAGCCACTACAACGTGTGACTTCGTGGGATGATTAGGCGTTCTCTTAGGCTTATTGTAGCCTGAGACACCTGCACGTTCTAATCTACTGTCTTTCTTCTTAGCAGGCATGTTAACCTCCTTGAATTACATCGTTATGTTCTATTACGGATACAACTGCCGTCATAGGCTGTGTAGCACTAATTTGCACATAGTCACCTTCACGCATTGTAACAAACTCATAGTAGTCTCCGCCAATCTGAAAGAAGTCTTTAGCGGATAACGTATGGTCATTAAAGAATGTAAAGGTTGTATCGTTGGCTTTATTGTAATACGTAACGTCAAACGTACCGTTACTACCGCTGACATTGCTAACCCACAGCATCTTCCACTCTGCACGTTTACCGTTAGGAACTGTATAGATAGTCTGTAAGGATGTTGTCGTGGTTAATGCTGAGGATTTCTTTATCATTACTTAGCCTTCTTCTTAGACTTCTTAGGAGAACACTTGCCTGACTTACACTTTGGAGTTTTGTATACTTTACAATTCATAATTATTTACCTTTAAAATTAGTTAACGAACGAATACCAAATGAAGCAGCTACAGCAGCACCTAAGAAACCTTTATACCAATCAGGCATAGTCTCCAACACTGCAAAGCCCTGTTCAACATAAGGAACTAACGGTGGGATGAAACACATGATGAGAGGAATACTGAACAATACAGTAAACCACTCGTCTTTCCATGAACTTTGACTTCCTTGTGCGTGTAGGGCTTCCCAGTCGCCTCCCTGTTCAATTAACTCTAATTCTTTAGCCTGTATAGCCTTAGACTTTTCAGCCTTGTTAGAAAGCCATTGAGAGGCTATAGAGCCTATTGCTGTGATTACTGGTATCATACAGTTACTCCTGTGCGTACAAGCCACACTCCGAAACTAACTACACCGCCTATGAGTAGCCAAAAGAACTTATCGGCAAACTTAGCTACTCCAGAGTTTTGCCTAGCAAGCTTTCCCAGCTCGACCACTTCTTCTTCCATTTTATCCAGACGTACTTCTAGACGTTTCGTTTGCTTATCATTGGAAACTATCTTCTCTTCGACACGAGCAATAGACTCAACAATGTCAACAAGCTTATCTAGTTTCTGTTCAATTCTGTTGAGTCTATCTTCACTCATAATGTTATTCCTTACCAAGGCGTACCACTGATTACTTGTGGCTGTGCTTGAGCCTCTAAGTCTGCATCTAAGACACTTTCAATCTGTGCAACTTCTTCTTCCGTAAACCAACCAACTACCATAGACTCTGTTAAGTCTTCAAAGGCTGTGAAGTTTTCAGACTCTGGGTCTGGTGTGAAGCTACGTGTGCCGTATGTAGAGGCTGTAAGGTCACCATCGACTTTTGAGGCTGTCCAGTGTGCTACTACAACACCACCGTCTTGTGTACGTTCTAAGTTTACAATGTTAATCATGTTTGTTTTCCTATAATGCTGAAATAATAAATGCTAGTAACTCTGAGTAACGAACACCTAAACGTGTACGCTCTTCACCTGTTTCTTCGTCTGTCCATGTGTCAACACAAAACATAGCATAACGTCTTGCATCTAGCCCCTCGTCTGCAAATGCTTGTTGTAAGTCCTGAGCCATAATACCAAAGTGAATACGTGCGTCATCGCCTTTTTCGGCTACTGAGTCTTTCCAACGGAATTTACGTAATAAACCTTTACATGCTTTCGCTACACGCTGTTCAGCTTCATCGAGTGTTTCAATGTCTTGTTTTTCATTTATATCAGAGGTATTTATAGAGCCTGTAGCAGAATAAACCACTGACCATCTTCTTGATGTGTTACCTAACTTTATAGTATTGTCGTTAGCTGACCCATCTGTCGCCCCGGGAACAAAATCATCACTACCTAAAACTACTGAAAAGGTAGGACCTGAAAAAACAGGGTAAATTCCAACATAACTACCAATACTACCAACTGTTGAGCCGTCTTTGCGGAAGTCTAAAATAGAGCCGTCATTAGCTTTTCTATTTAATTTTAAAGCCGTGCCACCCTCTCCAGTCATAGACGATGCAAAGCCACTTGGTCTTATAGCAGCTCCGTAGCCGTTACTTCCTGCAGGGTCTGTATTTGTAGTACCAACCAACAGATTACCCGAGCTGTCTATGCGTGCTCGTTCTGTAGGTATAGCACCTGTGTTGAATATGATTTTTCCGGGGTCTACTGTAAATTCCCCTGTTCTTGACCCTGCCTCTATATAAACACTACCTGCCTGACCTGCGGCTGTACCATAGCCTCTACCACCACGTATCTTAACATCACCACCTGCCATTGCTTGAGAACCCGATGTTGCATCTGCACCATGAATTTCTAAAACATTTGAGTTAGAGGCAAACACATTGGAACTTCTAGGAGCTACACCTATTTTATAAGTTCCAGAATTTTCCCAAGGGTATGTAATATCACCGTTTACTGTGAGTCTACTAAGTGGACTAGCTGTACCAATCCCTACGTTACCAGATTTAATGTACATTGTGTCAATGCTATTATTTCTAATAACCATAGCGCCAGTGTTTAACCTAGATATTCCACATGAAGGACCATCTACCGACCCAATAAGCAGCCCGCCTATAGTTGTATCTGATGCTTGTTGTAAATGTAACCTACCTAAAGGACTAGCCGTACCAATCCCCAAACTCTCAGCACTAGCATCCCACACGAATTTTGCAGTCGTGCCTGTGTCTTCGTAGAATGATACGTCTCCGTAAGTGCCTACGGTCATTCTTTTAGCTGGTGAAATTCCTGTGTAGAAATTCATTTCTGCAAAGTTATCAGCACCCACTTCTTTAGCTTCAATATACGTGTAGTTAGCACCCGAACTATTACTAATACCCAAACCTAACCTATTGGCTGTGGCGTTTGCACTGCTATCAGTATTTAAGAAGTTTGCGACATTGAGTGTGCCAGTAGATGAGCCACTAATAGTCAAACCATCAGCCGTGACAGTGCCTGTGACGTCTACTGCACCGGAGAAACTACCAGTGCCAAACGTAACATTATCATCAGGCTGAACAGCCGAGTCAGCTAATGCACCTTGTGCACTTGTGGCTTTGCCGTTTAACTGCGTTTGGATGTTAGACGTTACACCGTCTGTGTAGTTTAGTTCTGTAGTTGTCGCTGTAATGCCGTCTAAGACGTTTAACTCAGCAGTCGTTGCAGTTACACCATCTAACAGGTTTAACTCTGCTGTAGAGCCTGTGAAGCCGTCTAGCTTGTTTAACTCTGTAGTGGTAGATGTAATACCGTCTAGTACGTTAATCTCTGTAGCTGTTGCTGTAACACCGTCAAGGATGTTTAATTCTGCTGTAGTAGCTGTTAAGCCGTCAAGGCTGTTTAGCTCTGTTGCAGACGCAGTAATTTCCACTCCATCAATACGGAGCGTAGCTGCATCTAAGTCTGTAGGGTTTGTTGATAGTTCAATGATTGTGCCGTCAGACTGTTTAGTGAATAAACGCTTGTCTGCTAAGTTGACCGCTAACTCACCAACTGCTAGGTCGGTTGCTAACGGAACACCAGAGGCTGTGGAACTTCTTTTGATTTGTATTGTTGTTGACATCTATTTGCACCTTATATCTGCAATGATTGGGGTCGCTTGCTTATTGTAATTAGTTTTATAATAGAGCCTCCGAAGAAGCCCTATGAAAAACTAACTAGCCTATGCAGGAAGTGCAATAACTACTGCATTTTCTGGACGGTAAACGTCTAAGCCGTATATTGTATCAGCAGTATATAAAGTTGCTAAGAACTCTTGCTTATACTGAGTTTGTGAACGAACAGCCATTTGCTCGCATAATACAAACGCATCTTTGTGCATTAAGATACCTGCTTTAACACCGGTTTCCATAACAGGAGCGTTAGTAGAAACATAGATGTCAACACCGTATAATGTACCGATTTGACCGTTTTGTACAGAGCGACCATCTACAAAGTCTGCAGAGTTATAACGGTCGATACCACGGATTTCGTTAACAGCTGACGGTGGGATTACTAAACAACGTCCGTCCATAGGAACGTTCTGGTCGTCTAATGCTTGGATAAGGTCACGGAAACCTTTATCGTTAAACGCACCTACATCGGCTGTACCGTCTGCATCATACGCTTCAGCTGCACCAGTAGAAGCATTGAACTGGTAAGACGCTGAATGCACCCATGAAGAACCGTCGCCATCACCTAAAGACTTACCAAGAGCAAACAAGTCATTGTCTACTTTAAGACCTAAAGCATAACCTGCATCGTCTGTGTAGAAGCGACGTAAGCTATCAAACGCTTGAACATCAGTGATATCTTCGATAAGACGTGAGTATTCAAAGTGCTTGTCGATAGTGATGATTAATTCATCGTTAGTGTTTTGTTGAATTGTAACAGTATCTGCCGCAGCCTTCTCAGCAGCAACGCCACGAGTAGGTTTAGGGATATGCATTGTGTCACCCTTCTTACCAGTCATAGGCATTTTTTGCACTAAGTTAGCAAGAACAAGTGATTTTTTATACGCTGCAATTACTTCATCAGACCATAGTTCTGGGATAAAGTGAGTTGCATTTGCTTTAGTAACTGTGTTACTGGTGCTAGGAGTTAAGTTAGCCATTTTAAGTTTCCTTAGATATTATTAAAAGTTATTTGACACGCCCTTCTGAATAGGCTTGTCTGATTTCTGATGCTAAACTCTGATAACGTTCAGGGTCTTTAGTCATCAATTCTACAATGTCTGCACGTCTGTAGATTTTCTTTCTGCTTGGTTCGCCAGAGCCCTTGGTATTGCCTGTTGAGCCTGATTTAACAGACTGTCTACGAGCTTTTGTTTCGGTCTGAACAGCGGATTTAACCATGTCTTGCCGTTCTTTCCATAAACTAAACAGCTCATCAGCACTGTCATAATCATAAGCATCAGCCTGACGTAGCAGTTGAGAACGAACCTTTGACTTTCCTACCCATTCAATAAACTTAGCATCAGATACAATGTTAGTGTAGTCTGGATGGTTAGCCTTTAGTTTTGCAACAGTGTTTTGTTGCGCTAATTGACTTGCCATTTGTTTGCTTTGTTGTACTGATGGATGGTTTTCCAACATCTTTGAAATTGCTTGTTTTGGGTTCTCAAAGAAGTCTAAATCGTCAAGGTCATCTTCAGCCTGTACAGGGGCTTGTTTTTGTTGTTGTGCAATAGTTTGTGTCTGTATGAAGTTATCAACGACTTTACGTAGCTCACCAACCTCAGAAGATTGCTTGCCTAAAAGCTTTTCAGCATTTTGGTGCATTGCAATAATGTCTTTAACATCTTTACCTTGATACTTCTCAGGTAGTTCTTCTTCGACTGTTTCTTCTGGTTCAGCTTCTACATAGTCTTCGTAGCCTTTTGATTCCGGTTGTTCCTCTACAGGAGCTTCATCAAAGGTTTCAAAGGTTTCTTCGTTGTAGTCTTCTGGACGACTATTTTCAT